TATTGGGGCTTTTTTATAACTCTGATACCGGAGAAATAAACTACCAAAATATAATCACTGCATTGGGCGCTTATGGACTTAGCCGAGCTGATGATTCCTCCACGTTAGGTGATTTCTTTGGTACAAGCACTCCTCAACCTACTGGATATACAGGTGGAATACCTCAATATGAATACAAACGTGAAGTATTACCTGAAGCGTTTGCACAAACTTATACACAACCTGCAACAGAAGAAGGCGGTTTACCTACTGTAATACCTCGTAGACCGGGTAGTGGGGGGCGCTACTACTTCACACAAGGCGCTTACCAGCCTAGAGCAACAACTGAAGGCGCTGCGCCAATAGCACAAAATAATGACAATCAAAACAATGACGGCCCCAGCGGTACTGCTTCAGACCTGCCTTTGGATAACCAAGCTCGTAACCAAGCCTATATAAACCGTGTATTTGGCACGCTTGGCACAGGTGTAGGTAATAGCCCAGAGCGTGAAGATTACACAGAGGGTTTCCCTAGCCTAGCCGGAGGCGGTTTAGCTTCTTTGGGCGGCATGGGGCAAGGCTATTACCTAGGTGGCCCTACTGACGGGATGGCTGACCTTGTACCTGCTACAATAGATGGAACACAACCCGCTGCTTTGAGCGACGGTGAATTTGTAATACCCGCTGATGTGGTTAGTCATTTAGGTAACGGCAACTCAGATGCAGGGGCACAACAACTATATTCAATGATGGATAGGGTACGCCGAGAGCGCACTGGGACTACTAGGCAAGGCCCAGAGATTAACCCTACTCGCATGATGCCAGCGTAGGAGGCTAAAAATGCCCGATCCAATTAACACAACTACAGCAACTTCAGGTCTAGGCGGTACTACGCAGAGAGCCGAAGAATCTGCGTTGTCTTCGTGGGCTGGCCCTTATGTAACGGAGATGTTGGGCAGGGGACAGGCTCTGGCTCAGACGCCTTATGTAGCTTATCAAGGCCCGCTAACCGCTGGCCCATCTCAGTTGCAACAGCAGGCTTTTAGTGGTCTTGGTTCGTTAGCACTACCCGGTGCAACTGCGGCGGGGTCTTTTACAGGTGCAGCCTACCAGCCACTTACCCCCGAACAGATTACGGCTGGTGAGACACCCCAGCCCTTTGCAGGAGCAGGTACTAGCCCAGTACAGGCTTATATGAACCCGTATCTACAGGCTGCGTTACAGCCTCAGTACGACGCAGCTATGCGCCAAGCACAGATAGCACAACAAGAATTACAAAGTCAGTATGGTAAGGCTGGAGCATACGGTGGTTCTAGGCAAGCGGTAGCTGAAGCTGAACTAGCTAGAGGTACTTTGGATAGGCTGGCAGACATAACCGGGCAAGGTTATCAACAAGCTTATCAGCAAGCGGCTGACTTGTTTGGGCAAGAACGTCAATACGGTTTAGAAGCCCTAGCTGCACAACGACAGGCCGGTGCAGAACAACGTGCTATAGAACAGGCGGGTATTGGTGCGGATATAGCACAGTTTAGAGAAGAGCGAGACTACCCATACAAGCAAGTACAGTACATGCAGTCACTGTTGCAAGGTCTGCCTCTGGAAACCCAGACTTATACTTACTTTGAGCCTTCGGGCCTGAGTTTACTTGGTGCTGGGTTGGGTGACATCACGGACATCTATGACCTGATAACAGGTGGAACGGGTGGAACCACTAACCCAGAAGGATATTCTGCTGCAACACAGTCGGCAGCACTACAAGGACAATATAACTATTACATTGCTATGGGACAAAGCCCCCAGCAAGCAATGGCGTCAGCAAAAGCTGATCTTGGAATAGGATAAAACTATGAACGGTCTACAAGCTTTAATGCCACAAGGACAGCAACAAGAACGCACTGATGCTGCTATGGGTATAGCCAGTATGTCGCTGGAAGGGGCTAATTTACCTCCTGAAACAGAGTATGCGACTGAAGTACAGCGTGCCAAAAACATCCTTGCGGCAGCCGATGCCCAACTAGCGATGCAAAAAGGACAACCACAACAGCCTCCTCAAGTGGTGCCTAGAATGCGTCAAGAAGTCGAGCAACGGTTACGCCCCCAGCCAATGCAGGGCGGCCTTGTAGATATGTTGAGAAGTCTTAGGGGCGGTATGCAGCAACGGGGTAGACAAGCTGCTATGGCGGGAAGAATGCCTCCTGCACAGGTAATGCCTCAGATGCAAGGGCAAATGCCACAAAGACCTGCACCACAACAGATGCAAAGACCTCCTATGGGCGGTATTGCTGGTATACCTGCACCCAACATGGCACGCCCCCAGATGGCTGCACAGGGTGGTGTTGTAGGCTACCAAGCAGGGGGCGGTGTCTCCGCAGCGCAAGCTCATATAAACGCTGAGAAGACGCTGGCTGATCCTAATGTAACCGATCGGGATAAGATGTTTGCACGTCAGCTTTTAAGTCAGAATAAACCTACGTCACAAGGTGGCAGTCTGACTATGGAACAGTATTCTGCACTGATGATGGAAGTTAATCGGCTGATGGGTATGGGCACTCCTACCGTACAAAAGCCGGGAGTAGGGATGGGTAAGAACGAGGACGGTAAGCCAAAAGGTTTCGCTGGCCCAGATGGTAGTGTGGTAAGTAGTCTTCCTGCTGATGCTACTCCAGAGCAGATGGAAGCCTTTTATACCGGCCAAGCTATGCCGCCTAGACCCCAAGAAGGGGCTACTGAGGTAGAACAACTCGTGCTAGACGAAGCATTGAAGCAGTTACGTCGAGATGCAGGCGCAGAAGGTAGGGCAGCAGGTGAGCGCGTTGAAGAACTTACTGCACTGACAGAAGAGAGAGCACAGCTTCAGCAAGCACAGGATGCGCTCCGTGAGGCTATGGGCGCACGCTTGACACCTGAGCAAGAAAGAAGACGTATGAGACGAGCTGCTTTCCGAGGTATGTCAGAAGGTCTCGGTGGTGCCTCAAGACGCATCGGAGAAGAAGAAGCAGCCATGCAAGCTGAGCGCGTAGGTATTGCACAGACTAGCGTAGCGGACTACCAGAAGGTTGTGGATAGCTTAGAAGCTCGTGGCATGAGTCGAGCTGAAGCTGAAAGAGCGGTACAAGCGCAAGTACAGAATGACATAAGGCAAGGACTAAGCACTGCACAGTCTCTAACTCAACAACTGCGTCAGTCTGAAACTACGCGTAGAGGTCAAGACATACAGCTAGCAGTTGCTGAAAAATACTCAGCGAGAGGCACTAGACCTACGGATCAGGAAAGCTATGCTCAGGATTATTTAGACGCGGCTAGGGCTAAGGGTGATCTACGCTCAGATGCGGAGATACTTACCGAAGCTAGAACTACATTCCGAGAGCTTACAGCTAGCTACGGTTATCAGGGTCGGGAGCTTACGGCGAGAATGGCGCTATACGATAATGCTCAAGACTTTGCTACCGCAGAAATTGATAGGCTTACTTCTGGTATGGGTAGACTTTCACCTGAAGGTCGTGCTTATGCGGAGATGACTCCCGATCAGCAGTTGAGATATAGGCAGAATTTAGTTGACATGTATCAGGGTGGAGCACCCGATGTTGGGCAACGTACTTCTAGTACAGGCTCTGGCGGTAGCGATTTACCAATAATTACTACCCAAGAGCAGTTTGATGCGTTGCCTTCTGGAGCTGAATACATAGAAGACGGCGTGCGGTATAGGAAGCCCTAATGCCTTCTAAGTTTGGTGGTGTACCCGTAGAAGAGGAGACGAATCCGCCACAACCAGCGTCTCAGTTTGGTGGTGTACCTGTGCTAGCAGAAGAGACTCAACCTCAGTCTCAGTTTGGTGGTGTACCTGTGCTAGCACAAGCGGCTGTACCAGAGGAAGAGCTGCCTGCACCCCAACCCCCCGTACCTGAAACGTCAAGCATTCCAAGCACTTCTGGGATACTAAATAGTTTAATTACAGAAGGCTACAAGGCGTATAAAGGCTCAACTGCCTCTCTTGCTAGTGCACCAGAACGTGTTGATTTAGCGTTCGATGCGTTTACTGTACAAAAACAAAACGAAATATTAGACATCTATAAAGCTATAGATGAAGGTGCTGATCCCCGCGAGCTTTACGAAGCTGCAAACGCTAAAGAAAAAACTTTTGGGCCAGTAGAACTTGGGCAATTCATAAACTACCAAAAAGCAGATCAGGCCAAGCGTGCAAATATCAGAGAACAGACAACAGGCGCTGTAGAAGAAGCGCGGGAAGACTTCTTAAAAACATTACCTGAAATACAACGCAGAAGCGAAGAAGCAGAACAATTTGCACCACGCGTAGGAAGCATCGTGGAGACAGTTACAGGTCTTCCAGAGCGAGGTGTAATTAAAACGCTTGCAGACGCTAGGGATTGGCTTGCGTATAACGTAGTAGCAGGTGGTGTGCAGCTTGCACCCGTAATGGCGGCTGGCGCTGTAGCTGGGCCAACAGGTGCGCTCACTGTGGGCACTACTTTGGCTGGTGCTGAAACCATAGAAAACCGTCTTGCTTATATTCAACAAGTTGTACAAGACCTCCCTCCTGAAGACCAAGCTACGGCTATAGCAGAGTATCTATACAAAACAAACGATACCAATACTATGGTAGCTATAGTGTCGGGTGCGCTCGATTTAGCTGGCCCAGTTGGTTCAATCCTTAAAAGACAGCTAACGAAAGAAATTAGTGGGGAAGTATTAGAAAGAACAGCCGGAGAAGCAGCTAGGGAGGCACTACAACAAGCGCCTAGAGAAATACTGGAAGAAGGTCTAACAGGTGGTGCTCAAGAAATTGCACAAATAGCAGGTCAACGCGCTACCGGAGAGCAAGTAGGTAATGTTCTCTCTAAAGAAAATATTACCCGCGTCTTGGATGCAGCGGCGGCAGAAGCTGTCGGAAGTATTTCAGGTACGGCTATAAATACCGCAACAGCCGCTGGAAGCCAAGCTCTTACTAACAGGACTATCCGTAAAACTGAAGAAGAGATTTCAAAGCAGCTTGTAGCAGAAAGAGCAAGAGCTAACGCAGGAGATACAGCACAACTAATTGAAGAACGCGTCGCCCAATATATGTCAGAAGATGCGAATCTTACTGAGCAAGAGGCATTCGATAGGGCTATAGACGACGTTGCAACAGGAAATGTGTTAGAGCCAGCTCCTGATGAAGCACAGACTTTAGAAATTCCTGAAGAAACAAAAGCGGAAGTTACGCAAGTTGCAGAGCTGGTCGTCAAAGAATCTCTAGGAGATAACGAAGTATCGCAATATAAGAGCTACGTTGAGGAAACATATGGCCCAGCAGCAGGTCAACTTTTTGATATCGAAGTAAAAAGACTTAACGCTGCACCTGTTATTGTAGAGACAAAGCAAGAAGCAGCGGACGCTGTTGAAACCGAAGTAAAAGATACAGACTCGGCTATAGTAAAAGAAGTACAAAATGATCTTTCTCCCGAAACAGCAGGCCAAGTTATAGACGAAGCTGCTGTAAAAGTAGAAGAAGGTCAGTCAGTCGGTGAAGCGATTAGCACTGCTACAGAAGAAGTTATAGGTGACAACACAGAACTAGAGGCCGCAGTAGCAGAAGACGGTTTGCCTGAATCTACAGAGGTGTTGAAAAACACTGGAAAGGTACAAACTAACCCGGAAACTGGCCTTGGGCCAAAGGGAAAACGTGGTCGCCCACCTGTAGCTAAAACTCCAGAGCAGATAAAGTTCGCGGAAGAAGCGCGGAAAGAAACTAAAAAAGCCAGCGTAAACAACAAGCGTGCTATGGATCGTGGTCAGAAAGCATGGGACGCTAACTACGAAGATGCTGCGTTCAAAAGAGCAAAAATTACTCGTGAAGAGTACGAGGCTGACCAACAAGAATTAGCTGATTTAAGAGAAATAGATAAATACGGAGTGAATCCCGCTCTTGTAAAGAAACAAAACAACTTAGTTAAAAGAATAAATAGAGTAGAAGATGCTCTACGAACAGAACAAGCTAACTCTCAAGCAGCACGTCAAGAATCGTTAATAAACGCGCTTAAAATACTGAAAGACCCCAGATACAAAGATAGAAAGCCTGCGACCGGTAAAGAAAAGAAAGCAGTATGGCAGCGTGCCGAAGAGCTTTTAAACAGAGCTGACGTTACTGATGCAGATCGGGCAAGAGCAAGAGAGGCTTTAGAACGGGAGGAAGCACAGGGCACAGTTGCCAAGTCAATGCCTCTTCTGGATTCTACTAACACCGAGCCAAACCCAGTTCTTCAGGAAGAAGGCATAACGCTAAAAGCTGCGTTGGATTCTATACTTAAAAACGGTAACCCGTTTGAAAAGCTTTTAATACGCCGCCTTAGACCTTTTCTTGAAAACATCAATCTGGTTGTGGTGCGTGATACCCGTGCACTGCCTGCTAAAATACAAGGAGAGTTTCTTACTAACCCACGGGGTGTGTACGCTAGTGAGTTTAATACTATTTACCTAGCACTAGACGGCACCGATAACACTACGCTATTACATGAAGCTGTTCACGCCGCTACAGTAGATATTGTAGACACATGGTTGTCTGACCGTGATGTCCCCGGCATGGCTGAAGAGCAGATCGAAGAACTCATGCTTGAGTTACAAGCGCAAATGGACGCGGCTGCACAACACTATGCAGAAGAAAAGGCGTTGGGGCGCGTAAGTGAAGACATTGAATACCTAGTAGAAGAAGTAAATGTCCTTACAGATATTAAAGAATTTTTAGCCTACGGCATAACTCAACCCGAGATGCAGGAGTTCCTTGCTGGGGTAGAGGCTATCTATGTCGCAAAGAAGAACTTCATTGAAAACGGTTTAACTAAATTTATAAACAGTATTGCTAAACTGTTTGGGTTCAAAGGAGAACAAGCACTGAATGGCTTTACCTCCTTGATGGACTTGACGGACAGACTGTTACTTCAGTTAGAAGTTTCTAAGAGACCCTCAACCTCTTCTATAAACCAAGCAAGAGCTAGAAAAAAGAAAGTAACACGTACTGCTAAAAAACTAGCTCGTAGCAGAAGTGCGTCTGACTTTGCTCAGAATATGGCTGAACTTGCAGCAGCTTCTTTTAGAGGAGAAACAGAAGCTATTGATCTGCTGAAGGCGTTGAAAAATACGTTAAGCCGTAAGCAGAAACGCATCATGTCCCAGATATTTACTACAACGGGGCTTTCACGTCTGCTGGAAAGTATGTACGTAGGTAACGTCAAGAAAGTAAACCAAGCGGTTGTTAAGATGGGCGTTATGCGTGCAAACAGAATAAAAGACTTAGCACAAAAAATTCCTTTCTGGGACAAATTCAATCATAAGTTTCAAGAAGGCGCCGCTATCCTTGCAGATGTCATGCACATGGCTACGCTACTTAACTTCGATCCTTCTAAGCACGCTACGTTAAACGACGCTTTACAGAACGACGCTCAGATAAAAGAACTCCGCAAAGCTAGGCAAGCAGCACTACAAAATCCAAATCTAACTCCCGGTGCAGTTAACGCTGCTAAAGCAGCCGTCACTAGGAGAGAAAACGAAATTAAAGAAGTATGGAACGGTACTGAGATAGACGGCACTTTGTTTGGTGGATGGAGTCGTTTGCAGGAAGAGGCTAACGGTGGGCAGCAGGGTGTTGAGATATATAAAACTGCAAAAGAAGCCTACCAAAAAACTTTCCAAGAGCATCAAAATCTCTTACTTGAAAAGATAGAGGCGTCAACACTACCTGAAGATAAGAAAAAGACACTGCTAGCAAGTATCGTTTCAGGGTTTCAAGAAGCTAAAAAGCTAGAAGTTTACTTCCCGTTAATGCGGTATGGGCATTACTACCTACGTGTAGGAAGCGGGCAAGACAGGCAGTTCTATCTTTTTGAATCAGAATTAGCTAGAGACACCTTTGCTGAAAAAATAGCTAGAGAGCAACTTAACAAAGACTTGGATCAAGCAAAAGCAGATCAAGACATTAGTATGGGAAACAATCTTGAAGATGGCTTGGTAAATAAGGACATAACTGAATCTAGTCAACTTTTAAAGGGTGTATTTGATTTGCTAGATGGCGCTGCCGTGGCAGACATAGACGTTATCAAAGACCAAGTTTATCAGATGTACTTGATGACGTTGCCAGAATCAGACATACGAAAGCGTTTTGCCCACAGAAAGGGTGTAGCAGGTTTTAATACAGATGCGCTACGTAACTTTATTGTTTCTCAAACAACCAGCGCTAACCAACTTGCAAGATTAAAATATTCGGGTGAATTACGAAATGCTATAGCAGCGAGCTATGCGGAATTAGTCGGAAGACCTGATGCAGATGATGCGAAAATATACTTAGATGAATTACGTAGAAGAGCTTTAGAAGAATCGAACCCAAATTCTCAAACAGGAAATTGGGATACCATTGCACGTTTAGGCAACAAGTTTGTATTTTATTGGCTTTTATCAGCTCCTAAATCTGCAATTATACAACTCACGCAACTCCCCATTGTGGGTTTACCTATACTGGCGGCGAAGTATGGTTTAGGCGCTACTGTGGGTATAGCAACAAGGTACGCTACAGGTATTCTTGGGGCTGGAGTTCTTGGTAGGCCAAAGTTAGGTATTAAAAGAACGTATACAGACGAAGATGGAAATGTACAAGTAGAGTGGGCTATGCCTAACATACTAAGTAGTAGCTATATACAAGACGAACCTGACCCCGAGAAAAAAGCATCTTTGGAAAGAGCGTGGAATTATGCGGCTGAAAGAGATTTATTTATGTCTACTTATGCTGCTGATATGACTTCAAGAGGTCAACTGTCTTCAAAAAGGTACACAAGCCCTGTATCCAAAGTAGCTAGAGGCATAGCTGGGATGATGGGTGGCTTATTTCACCACACAGAAAGAATAAACCGTGAAATAATGTACATGTCTTCTTTTGAGTTAGCCTACAACGAAGCCAAGAAAAAAGGTTTGTCTAATGAAGCAGCACAAAGAGAAGCTCAAGAGAGAGCAGTAGAACTGACTTATGAGGGTTTGTTTAACTATACAAACTACAACAAACCTACTTTTATGAAATCGAGTGCGGCTGGTCGAATTGCTACTCAGTTTATGAGTTTTTCTTTAATGATGACTTCCTACATATATAGAAATATGTATGAGGGTTTTATAAAAAGCATCCCAAGTGAACAAGAGTATGCCCTAAGTTATATAAACGCTGCCCGACAATTAGACGACCAAAGGGGCGAAACAGAACTGAGAGCTGAAGCAACGCAAAGACGTAAGGAACTAGTTGCGGAGCGAAGGGAGGGAATGGTTCAATTTACCGGCACTATGGGCATGACTTTTATGTTTGCTGGAGCTACTGGCGTACTAAACTTTTCTTTGATGATGGGTGTCATAGACGGAATTATTGCTGCCTTACGTCCGGATTATGAAGATGCGGATGAAGACGAAAAAGAATTTTGGTACGGCGATCCTCTTAGCCCTCTACATCCAAGCATGAACACAGAGCTGTGGTTCCGAGCGGTGTGGATACCTAGAACATTTGGCCCTGACAGTGACCTTGCTGCTGCTCTTGGACTTAGTGAGGAAGCTGCGAATGTTCTTGCTAGAGGTGTAGAACTTGGCCCTATATCAGCTTTTACGAATGGCAACGTAGGTGCTTCAACTAAACTAGATGGCCTTTGGTTTAGAGATGATTCTCGTGAGGATGATTTAGAATCGGCTTTTGTTAACTTTACTTACAACGCCGCGCTGGGGCCGTTTGGTAGTTTAGCAAGAAATGCCGCCCGAGCTTATGAAGATTTTCAAAACGGAGAGTACCAGCGAGGCTTTGAAAACTTATTACCTGCCTTTTTTAGAAATCCTGTAGAAGCTATAAGATTAAATCGGGAAGGTTTAGTAACACGAGGTGGTAACCCCGTAAAACCTGCTGAGTTTTATACTGCTAATAGGTTGTTAGGTGAAGCTCTTGGGTTTGGCAATACAGAGGTAGCACAAATACAAGACCGAAACTTTTTAATAAAAGATGCAGAAGTAACTGCAACAAGGCGTAGGCAGGAACTGTTAGAAGACCTTGATAGGGCTGTAAGAAACCTACAAGAGTCAGATTATTCTGATAACGCCTATAAACGGATAGATGAAGTCTATAAAGAAATACAACAGTTTAATACTGAATATCCGTGGATAGAATTAACAGATGAGACTTTAGATAAATCTATAGACACCAGAGCAGATAGGCGTGGTAGTTCTGTACAAGGTTATAATGTGCCACCAAACCTTGAGGAGTATATCTTCCCGTTACTCGATCCTAGCTTGCAGCCAAAAAGAAATTAAACTCTCCATACCCGAACGCCTCGCACCCCATCCTCTATAGTTACTTTAGTAATCACTTTGTACTTAAAGCGTTTTACTTCTGCACGTATATCTTTGGTTGCGTCTTTGGCGTTCAGGCATGGGATAAAGAAGGAGTATCCCGACTTAAACTTCTTCCAGTTAATCTGATACTCCACCTTCTCTATCTTCATCTGTCTCTTCTGCGTTTTCTTGGTAGTAAGCCTCTGCGTCTATAAAGTCCTCGTGCCCTGCATTCAGTATCAGGCAACGCTCAGCACCAGAGGCAATGGGGTAACCTGTACCAAGCCTACAGTTCTTCGTGTCTATGTACATACCGCAGGCTTTCAGGTCTTTCATAACAGAGTTAAAGTCCGTCTGACTGTCTGCCAAGTCCTCGCGTAACGTCTTCACCTTGATAAACAGCTTCTTTGTATCTGGCTCGTACCTGATATAGAGCGGCCCATGCGGTACCAGCGCAGGACGTTTCTGCCGTTGGGTGCGTTGATCCACGCTGCCATCTATTACTAGCGTATTACTTAGGTGCCTAGTTAAGAAGTCAGCAATAACAGCAGTTGACACATCTACTGGCGCGGTCGTCTCTTGACGCATATCTAATATTACCGGAGACACCGCCTTGTAAATGCGTTTCATATCAAACTTGATAATGCCTAACTCTGTAGCAAGGATGCCTCCCATTATGTTTGCCGCGAGTATTGCAGACCAATTACGCTCTCTCTGAGTGAGGTTTAGCTCTTTATCTATTATTCCTCTTAAGGCTGTCAGGCGCTGTTCAACTGCTTCCTTGTTTGCAATTACATGTTGTATGAAAGGGACAATAGCGTGCCCGTAGTTTGCATCTAACTGCAAATCAAACATCTCTCTCCCTTCTTCAACGCCGACTATTTTGGGGTCTTGATACTCCACAACAAACTCAAGGATACGCATCATCTCGCCGTCAGGTAGCGTCTTGAGGCTGAGCAGCTTTTGGTAGAAAGAAGCATTTGACGTGGTGAGCGTAATCGTGCGCCAAGTAATATTGTTCTTTCTGTTTACGTTCGCATGTATAGACGCCTTTTCTCTGCCCTTACCTTGTGAACAAGCGTAGGCGAGCGCACTGACTTCTTTGTTTGGCATGTTAGTCAGCTCGTCCATTGCATACACAATGTTATTAAATATACCGAGCTTGTTTATCCTACCCGGAGCACTATCATCAGGGTTTCCTAATAAGTTTTCAGGATCACCATATATGCTGTTAGCCATACGAAGCACAGTAGTTTTACCTGTGCCAGCATTCTTGTGCAGGATATTGATTATCGCTCCCTTCTGCCCAGTAAGCTTGAGTAGAGGTGAACCGAACCCGGAAAGTGCTCCAAATGCCTGTACCTCTAAACCCTCTCGGTTGTACAAATTAAACACCTCTTGCCATTTCTCAAACGTGCCCCGTGGTTCAAAGAAGCGCACATATGACTCTGTGGCGTGCGATGCAGGCGTATGGTAAACGCCGTCTACAGTTATCTCTCGTTCTCCTACAATAAACTTAGTGTCATTGTCAGCCCATCCAAATTGAACGCGCATAATGTCTGCTTTCCTTTTAGTCTGTAAAAGCTGTAAAGAATCGGTTACATAGTTGTGCAGTCTCACTCCATTACGCTGGCTAGCGACCACACCATTCTTTGCTAACTCTCTGAGTAAATCTCTTTTCTCTACTACTTTAGTATTTGGGATAATAAATTCTTTAATACCGTCAAGCGGGGTGTGTACTTTAAATACGCAGACATCGCCCACTTCTGAGTCGGTCATACGTTTCTCTAAATAAAAGTCGTGCTCATAGACAAAGACCGGTTCGCCTTCATCGTTTGTCATGTAGATACCGCCATTCTCTCCACGAAAGTATGGCTTAGGGTAGCTGATGGGGCTTTGTGCAGCCGCCTTTATAATCTTGCCCAATACTATGGGACTCTTGATCTTGCCCTTGTGAGGACAACCCTCGCATCCACTGGGGTTATTCTTCTCAAACTCTGCACACGAGTGCGGCCCTTTTATCCCTACTATTTTATTTTCAACTGTGTAGTAGTCGTAGTCAGGGTGCCCTTCAGACAGTTTATGTATAGCTTTGTTGCCGTCTTCACAAAACTTAGCGATAGATAAAGCATTAAACCAGCGTGGCTCAGATAGAGTCTCTCTGTTTAACAAGCTATCTCTAAGCTGTAGGCAACTGTCTTTGCGTTTAAGAATACGTCCAAAGTTGTTGTTAACATTCTGGGCAAGCAGCTTTTCCAATGCACCCATGACACGCTGTGGTTTGCTGATTTCAATAGCGTCAGGGTCTACACCTAGCAGCTCACGTATCTCATTAGGATCGTAACGCTTAGCTCGATGGGCGTTGATTACTTTTACTTCTTTGGGAATCTCCTTCTTAAGATTGTATGTGCCCGGTACACGTAGTATACGAGCAGCGTCGAACACGTTTGGATCAGCACGGAACTTTTGCGCTATACATACTTCTTTAAAACGCTTAGCAATAGGTATCCATTTGTCCTTGGGAATGTCTTCTGTAAAGCCCCAATAGACGTGCAGACCGTAACCTGAGTTGACTATAACAGGCTCAGGTAGATCGACAGTATCGCAAAACTTTTTTAAAGCTTGAGCACCTTCGTTCTGATTAGCATAGCCCTTGGGTAGTCCAGTAGAAGGCTCTATCTCATCTGCCTTGCTACCCCCGCAATCTATGTCTAACCACACAGCTCTGAGAGAATCTACGTTTTCTACCCGTCTGTTACCCTTTTTCTTGAGTTTACTCAGGGCAAAATAAACATCTAATCCTTGGTCACAAAGATCATCTGCTATTTCGTGTGCCTCTTCTAAGCTATCGGTAAACCTTGGCTTAGGCGTACCGTTGTCCATGCCGACCACATTGTAGATGCCGCCTCTCGGAACGACATAATCTATGAGGTCGAAGTCAGTCATTATTTATACTTTGCTATTATCTTCTTAATTGATGGGATGAGTTCTTCATTTGGCTCATGCAGTCCCATGAACCAGTTATAGACAGTCTGCCTACTGACGCCTAGCTGGGAAGCAACTTGAGCGGCGGGTACTTCTCGTTTGATGCACACGCGACCTAGTTTGACTCCCAGCAAGGAACCGTCAGCCTGCTTATTAAGACTATCGAGGCGTCTCGTATAGCCGTAACTCATTAGTCGTCATCGTCTCCCCAAACATCAATGATGTCTGCAATGTCGTCATCGTCGTCAGGAGTCTCGTCTTTTTTCTTCTTACGCTTGACCGGCTCCTTGACTTCCTCTTCCTCGTCGTCAAAAGGATCGGGATCAGCCGCAGATTTTGTAGTGTCCTCTGACTCAAACATATCGTCGTCATCATTAGACTCGAAAGGGCTGTCAGAGTTTTCATTCGCAGAAAAACCTTCTTCCGCATCGAACGGTGAAGGTGGCTTGTAAGGCAGATACTTCAGTACCTGTACGCCCCGCAGCCTAAGTGATACGCCAGTGCCAGACATCTTATAAGGCACCAGTTCGACAGCTATATTTACTGTGCTACCAGTAGTTAGTTTGAAGTCGCTGTCAAGCGGTTGGTTCTTAGCGTCATACTGTGCGGGAGGCTTAGTAGCCGTAGTTCCATACATAGCTTTGAGCCGTGCCTTGCCAACAAATATATCTCTGTCGTTCTTTGACTTTTCAAACGGCATGTCAAGCTTGTCGGGCCAGCTATCATCGCGTCCTTTGTGGTTTACATAAGCATCTTGCATCACTTTATATAAAGCCTTTGCTTGATCCTTATCCATGTTGAAGTTTAATTCGTAGCCAGCACCATCATCGGCTGCATCGCATGGCACGGTTTGACCTCGCTTACCTGCTTTACTATCGAATTTGTAAGGCTGGTTGAGATGGGGGTACAGTGCTTCTACGTTCTTGATGATGTAAGTTGGGTATGCCATTTCTTGCTCCTTAATGGTTTCAAAAGGGTTACTTTCTTTTGGTGCAGCTCTCACGAGCTGTTGTATATTTGCAAGTTCTTCCTCCCTAAGAGGTCGAACGGGTTTGAAATACATCTTGTGGGTACCATAAGAGTCGCCCAAATATATTTCGGTTATAACGTCTTCAACCTGTTCTTGGTTATCTTCCAGATACTCAATGTATTTGTACAAGTTCAGGTCTGTACCATCCTTGGCAAATAAACTTAGCGCGTTAACTCTAAGTTCAAACACTTGCTCCATACCTAAGAAAACTACGTGGATGACTGTAAAAAACCTACAGGGTGTTCCTTTTCCAAACCCCCCACGCTGTATGCTTTGCACGCAGTCGATACATCTACTAGCCTGCCTTTTGCTTGCGGGTACGTTAGGATCAGGAAAGTCGCAGTCATAAGACCAACAGTTAAGTGCACCTTCCTCATCGTAGTAGCTTCTTGATAGCGAGCCTCTGTTAGTTATTACAACTTCTACAGAGTGCAGAGGCTCGAAAGTATTCGGGTGTACGAAACACCCGTCCTTCACTCTAAGTCTTTTCATTTTTTCGCTGGCTTACGTACAGATACTGTGTACTTGCGATTTACTTGTAGTCCCGGTGGTGCTACATCAGGATTAGCTTCTAGGAACTCTTTCATATTGGAACCATGCACGCGCTTTTCAAGGAGGTGTATTGCATCATTCTCCTTAATGAACTGGTGCATCTTGTCCCAATCGCTGGGCCAATAGCTAGTATGCACTCTGCGTGAGATGGTACCGGCTGGGGTTCTTAAGCTATCGATGTTTTGCTCTTCGCATAGAGCTAACATTTTTACTACGATCTTCTCTTGTTGAGCCTTGATCGTCTTGATTTCTTCTTCTTTCTCTCTAATCACTTCTCGCATCTTGATGTAGATGCTAGCTAATTTATCGGGTGTCTCGTTCATCACTCTTCCTCTGTTAAGGGGAAAAGCAGTTTAACAGCTCGTTTTACACTGTCAAGTATTTAATTCTTGTTTGTATAAATCGATTATCTTGTGGTGGTGATCTATGTTAGACCGCAACATATTGTATAGGCGCGTCTCTACTTCACTACCACGTATGTGAACCACGGTCATTGGATTGTGTTGTCCCGGTCTATCGATACGTGCGTTAGCCTGCAAGTACGTTTCAACACTGGTGACGGGGGCATACCATATGACTGTGTTAGCAGCAGTAAGGGTCAGACCGTGTGAAGCTGCTTGTGGCTGAATGATGAGCACATGAGGATCATCTTTTTCTTGGAAGTCTTTGATTATCTGGTGGCGCTTATTTACCGATACCTTACCGGATATTATGTCGCAACTTATCTTGTTCTTTTTTAGGAAGTCATTTAGTAATTCTATGGTATGAGTAAAAGGTACAAACACGAGCACTTTGTTTGATGACTCGTCTATGGCCTCCTTTACGATCTTCAACCGGCTACTTACATCGAACTCAATGACTTCTCCGTCGTCTGTATATACAGCACCCCCAGAGATTTGTAGCAGCTTGTTGAGGTTAGTCGCTGCGTTGACTGAAGTAACTTGCTCTCCGTCAGCCTCCATGACCATACGATCTTTAAGGAGCTTGTAGTAGGCAGCTTGCTGTTTGGTTAGAGGCGCTTCTCGCTCTACGTGTGTAACAGGAGGTAGGTCGAGACACTGGTCTTTCTCAAACCGGATCGCAGGCTGCAATACATTGTGCACTGTCTTATCTGCGTCTGGTTTGGGTCGCCACGTAAACTGCGACACCTTGTACATTACACTGTCTCTAAACTGTCCGAAATATTTAGGTGCTTTGGCTGGGTTGACTAACTTGGCTAACCCAAACGCGTCAACAGGCGATTGTGCTGCGGGCGTACCAGTAAGCATCCAAAGCCACGGAACATCTGCAACGATGTCTCGTAGTATCTTCCATCGGTTTGTCTGTGCGTTCTTATAGGCATTGGCTTCATCTACGACAACCATGTCAAAGCCACCGTTCATAATTTCATCTTTCACCACAGCCACGCCGTCAAAGTTTATGATGACAAACTCAGAGCCTGCGTTAATTATCTTCCTGCGTTGGGTTGAAGTGCCGTGGGCTACAGAACAACTGCGGTGCATAGCAAACTTAAACAAGTCTTCTTGCCATGCAGATTTCATAATAGATAGAGGGCAGATGACTAGCACTCGGTTTACCTTGCCCTGCTGCATTAAGTAGTCAGCAGCCCATATAACAGATGCGGTCTTTCCGGTGCCTTGTTCGTTAAAACAAAAGCCTCGGGGATGCAGAGTCAGAAAGGATGCGGTTTTCTTTTGGTGCTCAAAAGGTTGATAACGCCCCACCCATTCATAGTCACGCTGCATGGGTGATGGTACATCTACTTTAAGATCAGCAAGAACCTGAGATTCTTTCAACCTCCACGGTACCGCAAGTTTGTAAATGCCCTTCTCTTCCTTGAGTATCTTGTAGTTCTTTACTCTTTCGGTAACAAGATGGGGACGTTTTGTTTTGAGTACGATGGCTCTGTCGTTAACTATTTTCACTTAGATGCCGCTCTCTTTTCGTATATGTTAGGCTGTTCTTTATCGAGGTAGGGGACTATCTCGCGGGCTAAGCCTTCCATATCCATTGAGCTTTTTACCATAGGATCGTTGTCTTCCATTTCTATTGAAGCAGCGTCAAATTTACGCATATCAGTAATGTTATTAAACTTGGGGGCTTTTACGTTGCATTGGTAACCGTTCCAAATAAATTTGCGTTCCCCTCGTATATGCTCTCTTACTACAACCTTGCCTTTCGGAGTAAAGCGCGTGTGCTCTTCTACGAAATGTATTATTTTTCTTCTGTTTCCATTAAACGTAGTAACGTATTCCCTGTCTTTGAAGTAGTGCTTTGTATCTTTTGTATCTATACAAAAATTCATACGTAAATCATTCTTTGTTGTTTGCACTGTCCACATCTTGTCACGATTATTCCAAAAGTTAAAACACGCGCAAAAAATACCTACGTGGGCCATTTCTTTGTCAGTGTCTTTAATTAACATACAGTCTTTGTCAAATACATTAGGGTGTTGCCAAGTTTTTCGGATAAAAGATGTTTTTCTCCCATTCTTGTGGGGTACTACTACTTCTTTATTTGTGATCCAACGCAGAGTTTTTACTTCCCCTTTTGGGTTTACTGCTACATAAAAATATAACCAGTAATTTTTATCGTCTTTGTCTTTAGTTGTTTTAGCACTAAGGGGTATGCTCAGCCCTATTTTGTAAACAACATTTTTTGTAGGTTCTACGTAAAAAGGAGAACTTTCGTATTTCACAGCGTAGAAAAAATTAGGGAATACTTTATCGTCGTCAGTGGGAAAAAACATATTTGTAGCAACAAACATGATCCCCGGAAATTTTTTTGGTACTTCTACTTGGTTCTTTAAAAGGTCTTCTGGAAGCATTGGATCAGGAGCTACAAAGACGCCAAGTTTTTTAAGAGCGTTAGTGTTTGTTTTGTTATCCCACGACCCTCTACCTGTAGCACGGGACATTTCTTTAAAGTTTTTGTCTAAGTTGCTAAGAGTTTGTTTTATTGTTTTACCTCGGCCCTTTGTATATTTTTTACGTCGTCTTGTGGGACGGGTTGCTTTTAGTTCAGGCTTGTTGAAGTAATTGAAAACTTTTTGTAAATAATAATTTACTTTGTCTTTTATCGCTTTCGTCATAGCTTGCATAAATTACACCCTACTTTTTCTTACGTTCTCGCTTGCTGGTTTCAGATACTAAGTTACCCTTAGAGTCCCGTTTAAAGGATCGGTTCCGTGATTTACTCTCTACTCTAGTACCATCAGAGTTCTTTCCGCCTTTATCCATAGCTTTCTTGTGGGCTACATCCTTGCCGTCACCTTTCTTAACCTTGCCCTCTTTCATTGCTTTGCGTCGAGCGGCATTACGTTTGGCACGTTTCTTCTTTTGTTCTTCAGTGCCTTGGTAGTTTTCGTATTCTTTTTTGTAGTTGCGTTTCTTGGTTGGCATCTCTACCTCCTATTATGTTCGCAGCTAGTCACCGGACAGAACCCACACAACGGGCCATCTATCGGGTTCCATACGCCTTCGTTACCTGCCACTTCAATACGTTCAAGTGCTTCATCAAACACACCAATGTAAGACTTATACATGTCTACTGTGTGCTCTTTAGTTACAAAGCCATCGCACACCACAAATGATAATGCAGACTTAATCTTTTTAACTTGGGGAAAGTTTATGAATACGGCACCAGCAAGCAGGTCTAGTTGTTGGGTATCAGCATACTTCGCGGTCTTACTCGTCTTATAGTCAATCAAGTAAGCTTTGTCCTTGTTTACTATTAGTAAGTCCGCTATCCCACGGTACCAGACATCAGGTGCCATAAACTTTGTCGGTGCATACTCATCGCCTTCCTTGGCTACACCTAGTCTAATTTCACAGTGCTTCTCTCCCTTTATTCGGTTGAAAGCATCGAGTGTAGATTGGATAAAGCCATACTCTTTAGGTAGGGGCTTACCGTCTCTTATATATTTCTCAGCAGCACTATGTACTTTACTACCATATGCAGTCGCCGCATTACCCCGATCTTGCACATCTTTCTTAACGTACAAGTGGTAATACTTTTTGGGGCACTGCTTGAAGGTATTAACCTTACTGTAAGACCAAGCCGTCACAGTCTATCCTCATATTCGCTTACAGGTGGTACGCCCGTAGCTGTTAACTTACCTTCCTTAACAAGCGCAAGGCGGTTAGCTTCTTGTGCAGCAGCTATTTCCTTTTTATTTTGCCCAGTGTACGGAACCGCCAATCGTTCTTTGATAAGGAGTTTCGTAATAAATCCTTTTCCCGTTTTGAACTCGCCCAGAAATCTTCCAAACTTTCCTTTCTCTTTTGTTGTGAGCG